TTATTTTTAGCATCATCTATGTTGAAATTCTTGTAATCTCCTCCAGTTCTTTCCAAACCTTGAAGAATGCTCGTATTCACACATGCTGGAAATGGTTGAATTAATACGATCCATTGAGATTGAAGAGGAATTGCCGTGAGCCAAGATTCCAACTGCAATAGGAAATAATCCCTAGTTGAAATAAGAGGAGTTCCTTGTATATTAAATCCAAGTAATTCTCCAAAATTGGGTTGGGTTAATGGATTTAATCCAGTTCCAATATTAGACAGCGCATTTAATGCACTGTTGAAAGGGTCGCTCATTCCAGCCATTTTAATTATTTATGGCTCTGGAATTTTTTAGTTTTTTCTAACGTCAGTCCAATAATGATATGCCAATCCCACGTTAAATGATTTTACAGCACCTGTTCCTTCCGACATGGCATAATCTATTTCTCCAACAGACCTTATACTAACTCCGACTAATTGGTATTGGTTCACTCTTTCAAAGTTATTGTCCAATTGAATTAAATCGATTGTTGAATTTTGAGTTGGAGTTAGATAATTTCCAGTGCTATCAGCATCATCGAATGTATCTCTAGTCCATTGCATGAATTTTTGACGTAACTCGGAATTTGCACTGCAATAAAAAGTTAAACCATAGTTAGCGGAACCTTCATATGTAGCCACGCCGGGTATGTTGAAGCTGAGTCCCATATATTTCGCAACAACGTTGCTAATATTTCTGCTTGGGAGTTTAGCCGCAGTAGCATAAACCAAATCGTTTTCGTCGAATTTGATTGTGGTGCCTTGGGGTGATATACTTAATACCCTGAATTGCACATCGCGTGAGAAATCACGTTCTGATGCTACTCTGTAGAAGTCTTGGATGGTTTGTTTTGTAGCTGCCATAGTATTTTAATTATTTATCAAGCTCCGATCAATTCATCGAAGTTGGTTCCAGTTCTAGTTGCATAGAAGTTCACAAGAATGAATTCTGCTGCTCTTACAGGTTGAATGTAGATGTCAATCTTCAATTCGTTGTTATCTATAACCTCTGGAGTATTGTTCAACTCCGAGCAAACAATTCTGTAATCGTAAAGACCTTCGGTATTCTTCGCGTTTTCGAAGATAGGACTCAAAACGTTCACAACTTGTGTTCTCGTAAAGAGAGTATTTGGTTCGAATACAAAGAACTTGGCTGTTTGTTTTGTGGCCTTTTCCAAATTCAAGAAAAGTCTGCGAACATTGATACGATCAAATGCCGATGGCTTCTTGAGCATTGTCTTTTGGCCGAATACAACGAATCCTTCATTCGGGAAGAATGCCACAGGATTCATTGAAATCTTGTAGAGTTGATCACGTTGTTTTTGTTTAGGATAAACTGCAAGATCATTGACTCCAGTTAATACGCCTCTTGTGAAACCTGCTGGTGCAAACCAAGGTTGGAAGTTGGCATCGGTATTCGCCATGATTCCTCCAGCAAATCCTGAGAATGGTACCCAAATTTGGCGATTGCTTTGTGGGTCCAATACTTGCGCCCAAGTTGCATATGTGGTAGCATAGGAGCAATTGGTTGTTGCAAACAAGTGTCTCAAAGGCCAATAGATGTGTTGAGAGAAGTTTGCTGTGACATATCCAGCTGCATTTGGATTTGGATCAATTCCAGCATTTGGAGACCAAAGTTTCTTCGCATTTACTATTTTGCTATTAGCACCTTGAACAAAGATGTTTCTGAGAGGATCTAGAACGACCAAGAAGTCTTTTCTGATCTTTTCCGCATAGTTGATAAAGATGTTTGAAACAGCAGTATAGTTTCCACGAATTCTAAGACCTTCATCGCTTAGATTTTCTAGATTTGTGGTATAGAATGCGGAGAGTGCATTTAGAGGAGTACTGTCAACGAATTCTCCTGCTGATTGATAATCTGTTGCTGTAGTGAATCCAGATTGTTCAATTGCATTAACATAAATTGTTCCAAGTCCACCTTCCAATGCGATATCGATTGGATAAAGTTCATCACTTTCAACAAGTTCAAGAGCACGATCCAATTTTTGAGGAAGAGCACCAATTGTCTTGTTGACAGTAACGGTATTGCTGTATACACCGACTGGGAAGAGGGCATCAGCATATCCATAGGAAGAAGCAATGCTGCTTACAACGGAAGATGGTGCGCCAACTCTTGCAACGAAAGATGATAGAGTATCAACATATCCGGTTGTGGTATACATTGTTTCCAATCCACGTGTGAGGAAGCGTACTTTTTTGGATGGAATGCCATTGTTATCAAGCCAAGTTTCTGTAAAGCGATTGCTGATGAATGGATTTACAAGAATGTTGATGTTATTAGAATCTTCTGCAAGTCTGGAGAGGTTGAATGTTCTTGCAGCGCCGCCATTTTGATCTCCAATTTGTCTGTGGTAATCAAGTGAACCAGTATATGTTTCTGAAAGAACATAATCCAAAGAAATGGTATCTGGTGTGAATACGCTTTGGCGAAGTTTGAATACTCCCAAAGAAACACTGTCTTGATAGGCTGTTTCTGAAATATCGAATTTGGAAAGATTCTCCATGACTTCGGAGATTGATCCACCACCACCGAATTTTGTGGCAGAAAGAGAGAAATTGAGTCTTGTTGATGGAATCTTGGTGTAATTGGAAATTGAATCATTAGATGATTGAATTCCTTCAACAGAAATAACAGAATCAAATGGAGTTGCGGGATTGAGATTGCTGTTGTCAGCAAAACCAAGATAGTAACCTTCAAATTTATTGTTTACAGTTGTTTGGGATTTGTTAAGAACAATAATAGCGGATTCGTTTAAATTGTTATATGTAAAGGAACCTGATGCTGTGGGAGTATTTGTCCAATCGATATTTCCTTCAACAAGGCATTGATATTGTTCGGAGCTTAATTCAATGTGTGTGGGTTTTCCTATGAAATATGTTTGTGCATCGGAAAGATTGGTTGAAGCTGTGGGGAAAGTTGGATTGGACATGTTGGCAGAAAGAGCCTTTACGGGATATGCAAGTGCGCTATATCTCCAAGACTCGAAACCTTCACCTTTGTTGTTTCCGTAAGGAAGGCGAGTTACCAAAATGCGACCTGGCGAGTCGTTTACGACATTTCTTACAGTGTGATAAAAAAT